CTGATCAAAGCAAAGGATAATGATCCCCATGGAAATTATCCTGCACACCACGACTACAATACGCATGATACATATGGTGATGCTGGTGAAGATGCGACATCTGCTCATCATAAGTTTGCTAGTGAACGTGCTCCTGTGCACACTTTCAAACATGAGGGATCGACTCACAAGATTTTCCATCACCCAAATGGTAGCACAATCCATAAAATAGATCATACGCATGGACATCATGGAAATGATATTATGGTTTATTCTGGTCACCATGATCCAAAACATATCGAGAAACAAGAGAAAAAATATTCTATCACGAATGAAGAAGTCGAAACAATCGACGAACTTTCAGTTAACACTGTCCGTGGTTACTACAACAAGGCTGGTGAGCAAGGCAAGAAGATTGCTGATAAAATGAAAATGGGCGGAGGCGATTGGTCGAAAGATGGATCCGACACCAAGACTCTAAAGAAAAGAGCAGCAGGTCGCAATATGGCATTGAAGCGTCGCAGCGGCGAAGTTAAGATGTCTGAAGACACCGATCTAGAAGAAGGTCGTATGAAAGATCTGGCAATGGACATGGAATCATTGTCGCATGCAGATTTTAAAAAGAAACATAAAAGAACAAAGCAAGAAATGCAAAGTTCTTTAAAATCTGAAGCACTAAAGGGCGATCAACATAAGATTGATGCGAATAAGAATGGTAAGGTTGACGGTCACGATTTCAAGATTTTGCGTAATGCAAAGAAAGCTAGATACCAGTAAGGAATAACAGATGGCGACTAAAGCGGTTCTAAAACTAACACAGGTTCATGGTGTGGTGAAAGTGCGTGGCACGGGATCCGCTACCATTGCACTTGCAACTGATCTGAAGAAGTCTTCAGAAACTCAGTCTTCACCAAAGGCAAACATTCGCACTCTTCATTGGGCGCTATCAGTAGGTTCTACTGCAACTGTTACTCGGAATAGTGTAGTTCTATACTATCTTTCTGGTTCAGGTAAGATGGAATTCATGGGTTGGTCAGACAACGAAGAAAATGGATCCGACGTTGTTGTAGATTTCTCAAGCGGAACTGGTTCAGTTGTTATAGAACTTGCCAAGATTTCTGGTTATGGTTCGCAGCAACATCAGAATCAAGGAGATCTAGGATAATGAAACTTATTACTGAAGTCGTTGAAGACGTAAACCTTTTAATCGAAGAAACAAACGGCAAGAAAACACACTTCATTGAAGGTGTGTTTCTGCAATCTAATTTGGCAAACCGCAATGGTCGTGTATATCCAAAAGAGATTATGTCAAAAGAAGTCGAGAGATATAACGAAAGTTATGTCAAATCGAATCGTGCTCTCGGAGAACTCGGTCACCCAGATGGTCCATCGATTAATCTAGATCGCGTTTCGCACATGATTGTTTCGCTTAGAGAAGACGGTGACAATTATATTGGTAAAGCAAAACTCATGGATACTCCAATGGGTAATATTGCTAAAGGTCTTATCGAGGGTGGCGCTAAACTTGGTGTTTCTTCCCGTGGTATGGGTACATTGAAAGCAAATAAAGAAGGTATTAATGAAGTCCAAGACGACTTCTACCTTGCTACTGCTGCTGACATTGTAGCAGATCCTTCTGCTCCTGACGCATTCGTCCAGGGCATTATGGAAAATAAAGAATGGGTTGTTGTTAATGGTGTCTGGACAGAGCAAGCATGTGACATGTCTAAGAAGTTGATCAAGAAAGCATCCAGAAAAGAATTGGAAGAAGCGAAGTTGAGAGTATTTGAATCTTTCTTAAATCGTGTCTCCCGTAAAACAAAAGTTTTATAAATATTATATAATCTCGAATTCTAGGAGAAGCAAATGAACGTAGAAAACAAAATCAGAGAGTTGCTTACAAAAAAGCAACTATCCGAGGAAAATGCTGGTCCGATGGGCGCAGCAAAGGGTAAGGATACTTCGATTCCTGCAAAAACTGCAGGCGATGCAAAGAATCCACGTCAAGGATCGTCGGAAGACGCAACTATTGCAAGCGAACGCGATCAGGAAACTGAAAATCCAGGCGCTAAAGAAGCGTCGCCAATTGCTGACAATAAGAGCAAGATTTCACAATCAGGCGCAGGTGATGCACCAAACTTTACTACTGTTGCTGATCCAACATCGGTTGTAAACCAAGCATCTTCAAAGGGCAATGTTCATCAAGAAGAATATGACCCAGAAGAAGATGAAGATCTAGAAGATGGTGAAGATGAAGATCTTGAAGAAGACTTCGCTGCCGATCTAGCATCTTTGTTTGATGGTAACGAAAACCTAACAGAAGATTTCCGTAACAAGGCATCATCGCTTTTCGAAGCAATGGTTGTTGCGAGAGTTTCCAACGAAGTAAGTTTGATCGAAGACCGTCTGGTTGAAGAAGCTGCTGAGTTGATGGAAGAATATAAGTCGGAACTCGTAGAGAAGGTTGATTCTTATCTCGGTTACGTAATCGAAAATTGGATCCAAGAAAATCAATTGGCAGTAGAAAACGGTCTCCGTACTGACATTGCTGAAGATTTCATCGAAGGTCTAAAGACACTTTTCGCTGAGCATTATGTTGATGTCCCAGAAGACAAATACGATGTTCTAGGTGAAATGCAATCACAGATTGAAGAAATCTCTTCAAAACTGGATGAAGCAATCGCTGCTAATGTAGAACTACACGATGCTAATATTCAACTCAACAAGGAAAGTGTTCTTTCTGTTGTTGCTGAAGGTCTAGCAAAAACAGACGCTGAGAAATTCAAGTCGTTGGTCGCTGATGTAGAATTCGAGAATGCAGAAATCTTTGAAGAGAAGTTGAATGTTATCAAGGAAAATTATTTCCCTAAGACAAGAACTCTATCTGAAGATAAGTTTGACGATGGAGTAGAAAACGACTTCAGCGAATCATCAACGGTAAGTCAGTATATCAAGGCACTTGACGTACTTTCTGCTAAAAATTAAATTTATATAAATAAATCTATTGAAAACCTAAAAGGGGAAAACTAAATGTTTCTTTCAGAGCAACTAACAAAAAAGTGGGAACCAGTTCTCAACCATGATGGTCTTGGTCAGATCTCAGATAAGTACAAGCGTGCGGTTACTGCAGTAGTTCTTGAGAACCAGGAAAAGGCACTTCGCGAAGAGCGTACTGCTCTTTTCGAAACTCCAGCAAACAACATCGCTGGTACTGGTGCTTCCGACATCGATCGCTACGATCCAATCCTAATCTCGCTCGTTCGTCGTGCGCTGCCTAACTTGATGGCATATGACGTTGCTGGCGTTCAACCTATGACTGGTCCAACTGGTCTTATCTTCGCAATGAAGTCGAAGTATGCGACACAAGACGGCACAGAAGCACTCTTCAACGAAGCAGATACTGACTTCGCTGGTACAGGAACTCATGCTGGTTCAAACCCAGTTGATGGTTCTTACACCACAGGTACTGGTGTTGCAACAGTTGATGCCGAACAACTTGGCGAATCTGGTGGAACTGACTTCAACCAAATGGCATTCTCGATCGAGAAGACAACTGTAACTGCTAAGACACGTGCTCTTAAAGCAGAATACACAGTAGAACTCGCTCAAGATCTCAAGGCAATTCACGGTCTTGACGCTGAAGGCGAACTTTCGAATATCCTTTCACAAGAAATTCTTGCTGAAATCAACCGCGAAGTTATCCGTACGATCTACAAAGTTGCTAAGACAGGTGCCGCTTCGACTGCAACTGCTGGTACTTTCGATCTTGACGTTGACTCAAACGGTCGTTGGTCGGTTGAGCGTTTCAAGGGTCTTCTGTTCAACATCGAACGTGACGCTAACGTAATCGCTCAAGACACCCGTCGTGGTAAGGGTAACTTCATTATCTGTTCGTCCGACGTTGCTGCTGCTCTTGCAATGGCAGGTATGCTTGACACAGGTGGTGCGCTTAATGGTTCGCCAACTCTTCAAGTTGATGACACAGGCAATACCTTCGTTGGTACGCTGAACGGTCGTTACAAGGTATTCGTTGATCCTTACTCAGCAAACACTGGCGCTGCATCGCAGTTCTATGTTGTTGGTTATAAGGGTGCTAATGCTTATGACGCTGGTATCTTCTATTGCCCATACGTTCCACTACAAATGGTTCGTGCTATCGATCCTAACACCTTCCAACCAAAAATTGGTTTCAAGACTCGTTACGGGATGATCGCTAACCCATTCGTAACTCAGTCGAACGGTACAACTGACGGTGATACTTTCACTGCCAACCGTAACCAATACTATCGTCGCGTTAAGGTTACTAACCTTATGTAATCGATACCTCTCCATTAGAGAGAGGGTTGCTAAGAAACTGGGGGGAGCAGAAATGCTCTCCCCATTTTCATTATAAATAGTATGAAACAAATGAGGGTATCATGGTATTAAAAACATCACTAGGTGTAACAGAAGCAAACTGGGTCAATCAACAACCCAGCGATCTCGATTATCTAAAACCAAACGGATTTAAGTTTCAGATTCACAATCTACCAAATGTTTCATACTTCTGTCAGGCAGCAAACATTCCTGCTATTCAAATTGGTTCGCCTGAATTTCAAACACCTCTGTCAAATATTCCAGTTCCTGGTGATAAATTGACATACGGCGACTTGGTAATTCGATTCCTTGTTCAAGAAAACATGAGCAACTATCTCGAACTGTATAACTGGTTGGTTGGTCTAGGATTCCCAGAGTCTAGAGAGCAATACAAAAACTGGAATGAAGCACAACGCTACAGATTTCCTGCGATTTCAGACAAACGTCTCGGCGCACTAGGAAACTTCTCTGATGCCGACTTCTTCATTCTTGACTCGGACAACAATCCGAATGTTAAAATTACATACTATGATGTGTTTCCTGTCAGTCTTGAGGCATTAGACTTCGATATCAGTTCTGGTAGAGCAGACTTCTTGGTTGGTATTGCTGCATTTAAATATCGCCAATATACTGTTGAGGCACTTTAAAGCTTGACATTCTAACAAAAATTTAGTATACTTATATTATTTTTCTATTGAGGACACTATGAAACTATCTGAAATTCAAGAGTCATGGACTAAAGACTGCAAGATCGACCAATTAAATCTTGGTCCAGAATCAACCAAGACACCAGAGTTGCATTCCAAGTATCTCAACATACTATCGAATTCTAAACTGCAGTTGCGCAAGGCAGAGGCAGATTATTATCGCTTACGCAGAACTAAGATGCGGTATTATCGTGGAGAACTTACACGCGAAGAACTCGAAGAACATGGAT